TCCAGACGTAGATGTACTCCTGCGTGACGGCGTAGAACTTCTTGGAGGAACCCCGCACAGCGATGAGTTTGAGGAGCCGAGCGTCACCTGGCACAGCCACGGTCACGAGCTTCTCGTAGCCTTTCGCCACGCTCAGGTTGCCGTCGCCGGTCTCCATGTTCCGGGCGTCGTAGGCGCTCGTGATGGGCAGCAGCGTGCCGTCAACCTGCTGCTGGATGCCGTACCACTCAGGGACGCTATACCATTGGCCGGGTCTGTATGCCATAGGTGGTGCCCTCCCTTACATGAAGTGGTAGCCCTTGAGGCGGAACGAGTCAGGCGTTGCGAGAGTCTCCCGCTGGAGGTTGTAGACTTTCTGGTTGAACATGGAGAAGAACGCAGAGCTCGTTCCCTGCAAGGCGGGGTCCTGCCCGCACTGCTCGCGGGCCCGCACGTAGAGGGGAATCAGTGAGTGGAACATCTCGGGGATGTCAGGCACATCCGGCGTCCCGGTCAGACTGTTCACGTCCATCGGCATCGGGATGTAGCGGTACTCCACGAACACAGGGTCGCGTGGCTTCACGTGCCGCTTGTCCATGATGCTCACCCATCCGCTCGAGGGAATCTGCTGGACGAACGGGAACGCCCTCTTGAGCGTCTCGTCGGTGGAGATGATGGGCGGGTCGTCGCCGGGGTTCTGTGGCGTACCGAACGCCGCAGGCATGACTTTCGTGATGCGCTTCGGTGTGCGCTCCATGTCGTAGGCGTCGAACCACGCATAGCCGGACGGGTCGGCCTGCGTGACAAGCCCGTCCACCCACGTCAGTTTGAACCGGCGCACAATCTCGTCGCACGCCTCATTCGCGTAGACGGTAAACTTCGGGGCGTACATGGCGACGGTGTCCGCCTCGGTGCCCCTGTCGAGCTCGATAAGTGTCGCCTCGATAATCTCTTTCAGGTTCATGGTTCCTCCGTTAATTCAGCTTCTTGCTGGTATTCTGAAACTCAGCTATGAACGGGCTCTTGCGCTCACGGCGCATGAGCACATCGTTGATGGCCGCGTACAGGCTCTTCGGGTGCGTGAGGACTTCACCGCGCTTGAAGCGGTAGTTGATGCCGTTGAGGCAATACTCGAAGAACTGGTCGCCGGAGCTCAGCGACGGGTCGCGGGGGATTACATAGCTGACGGTCTCTTCGAGCTTCACAGGCTCGGGCTTGGTCGGGATAGCGTCTTCAATCTGCTCGGCAGTGGGGGCCACCTTCTTGGCCGGAGCCTTGCGGGTCGTTTTCTTGGTCTCGGTCTTCTTAGTCGTTGCCATCTTTTCACTTAGCCTCCTTGGTATTCTAAAAAATAGGGGAGGGGAGGGGGAAGGAGGCAACAAGAACCCCTGCCCCTCCCCTCGGTTCTGAGAGATGTTGGGTTAATTACGCATGAGCGGCGTGGTGGATGTTGATAATCCACAGCGCGTTGAGGACCTTGGCGGTGTAACCCATGACCTTCGCGCCGACGGTGCTGCGCTGGTCGAGCGGGTCAGCCGTGCCAGCAGAGCCACGGGGCTTGATGATGGTCTGGAGCGTGCCGGAACCGGCCACGTCGATGACGCCGTAGGCATCAGCACCGAAGATGATGCTGTTGTGCAGCGTGACGCCAGCCTTGGTGGACGCGTCGATGGCGCCGCAGTCGGTGGAGTACACGATGGTGTTGGCGCTCAGGGACGCGGAGACGGTCAGCTTCACGGTCTTGGTCGCGGGAGTGTAGCTGTTGGTGGAGGCGAGCGTGTACTCCGTGGAGCCAATCATGATTTTGTTGCCGCCGGTGCTCAGGTAGGCCACCTCAGCGTCGGTGGGGTCATTCTTCAGCACGAAGGTCGTGCTGGAGCTGGTGTTGGCGTTGACGGCGTTGAGGACGCTCTGGGCGTCCACCTTGCCCTCGGTGGTCTCCACGAACACGACGCCGAACAGACGGCCAATCTCGCCAGAGTAAATCTGCTCGGCGTTGCTGTACTTGGACACATCCTGCCACAGAGAATCGCTCTGGAGGTCGTAGGTCGCATAGGGGTCCACGATGCAGACGAAGTGGCCGGAGCGGCCGTTGCCGGAGAACCGACGGGCCTTGTTGTTCTTGAGGGTACGAACGGCCTTGCGGATTTCGTCAACGGTCAGGTAGGAGGTCGCGGCCACGGAGCCAGCGTTGGCGGCACCACCGGCGAACTGGTCGGAGGCGTCGGCAATCATGGCGTCACGGGTCACGTTGTCCACGACGATGCCGAGCTGCTCGCCCAGGAGCTCCGCGCTGTCGTCGATGACGGGGTCATACGCGGTCAGGTCGAGCAGGTCAGAGATTTCGACGTAGGCACCATACTGCTCGATGGTGGCCTCCACCTTGGTCTGGCCGAGGGACTGGCTGGAGGGGGTCACGCCCTCGGTGAGCTTCTGGGTCACTTTGTCGGGGGTGAACAGGGTCCAGCGGCGGAACTCAACGGTCTTGCCGTTGTTGCGGGGGATGGGCCGCTTCTGGCCGAACTGGGCGTAGACGAGCTGCGCTTTGGCCCATTCGAGCAGGGTGCGGTCATACCACGTTTTGTTCAGATACGTGGTCGGGGCGACGGTATTGATAGTGGTCTGGGTAGCCATAGGTTATTTCTCCTTTGATAATGAATTTTAGGAGAGACGAACCTTCTTCCCGTTCAGCATCGCCTGGCGGATTTCCGCTTTCTTCTTGTAGTAGTCGGCAGAGCTGATGCTGGAATAATCCGGCGGTGCACTCTGCTTGTTGGAAGAGGTCGGCCGCATGGGCGCGGGGCCGGACTGCCTGCGTGCGAGCTCCTGTGCGGGGCCGTGCTCGGCTGCCCAGATGCGCATGGCCGCCGGGGCACCGTACTCAACGATGTTGTTGTACGTGTCCTGGTCGAGGCTCTTCTGGATGTCAAAGCCCTGGGGGAGCTGGCCCGCCTTGTACATGTTGGCGAGCTCCTCACCGACGCGCTGTGCCTGGGCCTGCGGCGTCTCCGCCTGCGGCTGTTGGAAAGTGGTCTGTCTCTGGGGGGTTGCGTTTCCGCTTAGCAGGTCCTTGTAGAACTGCTTGGGGTCTTTGGCGTAGGCGTCTGCTTTCGCGTCGAGCCGCTCCTGCTGGATGCGCTGGTACGCCTCGGCGACGGTGATGCCGTCGCGGTCCGCACGCTCCTTGAGGAACATGGCCCCGAGCTGGTACTCCGGGCTCTCCTCGTACTGCTTGCGAACCTTAGCGATTCGCTTGCCGAACGCCGCGTCAATGTCTTTCTGGCTCTGGAACTGCGCCCCGTCGGCGGGCGGATTGGCTTCGACCGTATTGTCCGAACCAGTTTGCGTATCGCCCTGGGACGATACACTGATGGTCACTTCCTCGACTGGGGTTTCCTGTGCGTCGGCCACAGCCATGTCGGGGGCTACATTTTCGACCGGGGTTTCGTAGTTGTCAGGCATAAAATCCTTTCACATATCGCCCGTTTCGGTCGGCGTCACCGTGATTTATCAATATCAGCCAATGCTCTGTGCGAGCGCGGCTGCATCGACCGGCTGTGCGGCAGGCGCCTGAGGCGCAGCAGCGGGGGCCTCTCCCCCACCGAGTCCTGCCTGGATTTGTTTCATGGCGCTCTGGTACTGCCCGAGCTCCTCGCTCATCTGCTGGAGCTGCGCCTGCATCTGCGCGTTCTGTTGCTGGAGGGCGAGCATCCCGCCGTGCTGGGCTTTCCGAATCTGGTCGAGAATCTGCTCCTTGTCGTCCATCTCCAGCGCCTCCATCATGATGAGCGGGTCGGCCGTCTGCTGGAACATGTTGATGAACTGCAAGACCAGCTCGTTGTGCGCCATGCGAGAGAACCGCGTCTGGCGGCTCGTCTTGATGGTGATGAGCGCCTCGATGGGAACTCTGCGCCCTTCCCCGTCGCCCCGGTACAGGGACCGGCTATCGAACGGGAGAATCTGCGGCTCGCCTGCGACGGTGATGACGACCTCGCGGGGAACGATGTCCTTTTCGCGCATAATCTCAATCATCATCCGTACACACTCTTTGAAGCCGCGCTGGAGCTCTCTGGCCTCCATGCGGCTCCTCTTCGTGCTCATGTCCTGGAGGGCAGTGATGGCGCTGGCGGCGGTCACGCCACCGGCGGTCTGGCCACGGCTCTGGTCGTTCGAGCCCGCCTCGTTCTTGATGCTCTGCTGCATGAGCTGGGCAAAGTTCATCAGATACGCGGGGAGGGGCTGGGTGTCCATCCACTTCACAGCGGCCTCAAGGTTGCCCTGTACCTCGATGGCCTCGCGGGAGAAGTCCCGCACATCCTCAATGTCAACCAACCCCTCCTGGATGAACAGCCGAGGCGTACGGGCCCTCAGCGCGTTCTCGAGCAGGATTGCGTTGAGCTTGTCTGCGTACCTCTGCGTGTCCTTGAAGAGGTCACAGATTCCGAGGCCCAGCGCGGAACCTTTCTGCGGATAGAGCGTGCAGATTCTAAACGGGAACAGGCCGTGCTCGTAGTAGCCGCGCTCGTAGGTGAGCTTCGAGTCCTCGATGACCTGGTGGCCAGCGACTCTGACGAAGTGCACGGCGGTCGTCCGCTTCTCTGCGTTGTACTCCTTGACCCACATCTCGATGAGCCGGAGCGACTTCGCACGCTCGGGCTCCGTGGTGCTGTCGATGCGGTCGGCCTCGATGAGCCCCTCGTCGCCCGTCATGTACGGGTAGATGTCGGGGTAGTGCTGCTTGAACCAGTCCCACGGCTTCACGTCGAGGACGAAGCAGGCACGGCCGTCCTGGAGGTTCGGCGTCTGCGGGTCGCACATGAAGTTCTTGTTCATGACGTAGCGGATGAACGCGCCGCCGAGCCCGTTGTTCTCCAGCGGGTCGTGACCGGCCTCGAACACGCACCAGCCGTCTTGCAGGAAGTCCTGCACGCCCTTGACGTACTCGCCCTCCCAGTCGCACGCGTCGAGCTCCTGTTCCACGACTTTGGTCAGGACCTTGGCCGTGACCATCGGCGCGTCACCGGCAGCGTCCGGCAGGATGACCGCCTCGGGCAGCTCGTCCATGAGGTCGGCCTTGATGTTCTCGATACAGCTCGTAATCATCGGCGTGGCCATGCGCGGCTTGCGGTCGCCACGGACGACTTCGGCGTCGTTCTCGCCCCAGTACGTGCCCTCGTAGATGGTCACGTTGTCGTCGAGCCTTTGCCACTCGTCGCGGTAGTACGTCATGCGGTACTCCTCGAAGAGCCCGTAAATGGCGTCGATGAACTCGATGTCGCCGGGGTCGCCAGGCTTGTGCTCCTTGCCAATGCCCGCGTAGATTTTCTCCATCCCGCTCAGGGGAATCAGGGCTTCGGGTTCGTTTTTCTTCTTGTCTTTCGGCATTATGTCTCTGCCTCCTTACGCATAAAAAAAGCCTCCCTCGTTGTCTCTACGGGGGAGGGGTGTCAATGGGTCAATGGCTATCAGCCGTTTGCGCTCCGTCTCTTTGCGCTTCGCTGGCGAGGGCCGTGTCATCAGCCCGTAGCGGAACGCCTCGGGTGCGTGGTCCTCACAGTTGTCGCCGACGTCCTCGTGGTCGTGCTTGTCGTAGGTCAGGAGCGGCAAGGTGCGAATCAGGTCGCGGCATGTCGAGAATATCTGGACGTAGGGCCGTCCGTCGGGGGCGACTTGCAGGTTCTCGCGGACTCTCATCCAACCGTTGAGCCGGTCATTGTCCGCCTTGACGATGGGGACGCCGTTCGCTATGAAGGTGTCAGCCACGGTCTCGCCGCCCATCGCGTCGCGCAGGCCGCGCTTCTGCCACATATCGGGCGATGCCGCCGTGTACGTGATGTGCTCCGTGAACTGGTTGCCGTGCTCGTCGAACGCGACGCTCCGCTTCTTCACCAGCTTCGCCATGTCCGACGCACTCGTCTGGTTCTGGTAGATTTCCCGGTAGACGTACAGGTGCGAGTCGGGCGCCACCGCAAACCAGAGCACACAGCACGGGTCGTTGTAGCCCCAGTCCATAGCACGGAAGCGCCGCCAGTCCCGGGGGATGGGGAACGGCGCACAGACGTGGATGGCTGGGTCGAACTCGCTGAAATACTGCCCTTCGACGGCATCCCAGCGCCCCTCGAGGTACGCCTTGCGCAGGTGCTCGGGCAGCGCCTCCAGGGTCTTGATGTAACCAGGGTTGGTCTCCATGAGGACCGTGTTGTCCGTGACCTTGGCCTGGATGAACACATAATCGTCTGGGTTCTCACCGTGCTCGTACTGCCGGTCGATGAAGAGACGCTTTATGTAGTCATGGCCCGGGCCGCCCGGGTTACAAGTGTAGTAAATTCTCGGCGAGAAGTCGGTGCGCGTGGACCGGCACGAGGTGGCGATGTAGGTGAGCATCCACTCGGTGAACGCGGTCGCCTCCTCGAAGCCTATCACGTCGTACTCCTGCCCCTGGTACTGGTACACGTCGTTGTCCGTGTCGCAGTAGCCGAGCTTGATGGTCGAGCCGTTCGGGAACGTGAAGGTCTTGTTGTCCTTCGTGTACTTAGCAAACCCGTTGAGTTCCTTGAGGAGCGGCTGGGTATGGTTGCCGTCGAGCTCGGCGAGGGTCCGCCGCAACAGCAGGAGCTTGAGCCCCGCGTAGCGGTTCGCCAGCAGGATGAACTTGCGGCGGAGCACCCAGCTCTTGCCACCGCCTCTGGCGCCACCGTAGGCTATCCGGGGAGCGACCGCTCTCAGAAACAGGTCTTGCTTCGGGTTCGGCATGCCCTCGAGCCTAAGCGTTTTCTTGGCCATCTCACTCCCCCTTCCGCGCACCCGGCAACCGGTGTACGATAAGGTCAAAGTCGCTACGCATTAGTCCACTCCATTTTGTGCCGCTTTTATAAACTCGTTAAGCATGGCGCACCTAAATTATGTGTCAAAGATTGCGATGTTGATGGTAAAAGTTGCACCCTGTATTCTTGGGTTATATAATCGTCTTCCTGTACCGGGTGAAGAGTTGTTTGTTACGTCAAAACCACCATCATCGAAGCCCATCATAAACGCATCATACGCAGTACCGTTTGCGTAGTTTGACATATAAAATTCTGACCATAACGGGGTCCCTGCGGTTTTTATCATTTTACAGTGCAACGGTATAATCATCTCGTTGATTTGATTATTTATAGTTACACCGTCAACCGTTTCACAATAATTCACATGGCCTATTTGTGCCGTAAAACTATCATCATCATTTTCATCTGTGTATTCTATATATTGTGGCGTACTTGAAAAGTCAACCCACGCTACAACATGATGGGTGCTTGACACGACAAAGTCATCTATTGTTAAACCATAATCGGAAAGTTTTTCAACGCTCCTCATGCTGTAGTAGGTATCACCATATATATCTACATTATTAAAATGAAACTGATACAAATTCACTCCGCCGCCGCCGCCTTGATGCGTACCAGTAACCGATGCCACGGAATCATCGTCCGTTGCTGTTCCGATTTTTACGGTCACACCGTCTGCTATATTTTCCGCAGTAAGGTTGGAGCAGATAATCCCTTCAATCGTCTGTGCGCCGGTCAAATACTTCCCAGATGCAATCGTCTGGTTCGTGGTGGTCGGCGTGATGGTCTGCGCCGCCTGTGTAGTAAGCTGTTGCGTATTGCTCCCACTCACCGTGACCGTCCCCGCCGTGCCGCTTGAAACGTAACCAGCTGATACCGTGGGCGTGACGGATTGGCTACCGCTTACACTCGCCGTGATAAGGCCGCCGGACGAAACAGAAATGGTCGGATTCGCCGTGATGGTGGTGGCGGGGGTCGATGCGGAGCCGCTTGGCATGGCGTTCACCGTCACGGAGGATAGGCCGTCATAGCCGGCATCGGGCGAAACGGTCTGCTGTGAAGTGGTCGGGGAAACGGTCTTGCTTTGAGTGGTAAAAGTAGGGGCAACATACGAACCAGTTATGTCCGTTCCATCGTTTTTCAAAGCCGTAACGCCGTCAAGCATCGAAGCGGAAGTGACGGTTTTCTGCGTAACATCCATGAGGGTGTTGCCGTTTAGTATAACTTTAGATACTGCCATAGTTCACCTCATTGTGGCCATCCATCAACATACATATCCATCAGCGAATTGTTGACGGTTCTGCGGAAATAACCAACATCTGCACGGTAAATATCAAACTTGAAATTTATGGTGCTTGCATCCTTGTCAACATTCCCCGCCATACCAGTAGAGAAGTACGTTGCGTTGCATTTTGCGTAAATGGCGGGTGTCTTAACCGTTACTGTAGGAGAAGCCGCCGTTGTAGAAGATAAGGTGTGTGCCGTGTTCTTCGGGTATATACCGTATGCAGATGCAAACAGGGCAACCCACCCGCCGTTATAATATTTGCTCAAATATGCGTTCGTTACGGATTCAGCATAGTTTGAGTTCCTTGTTTTGGAGTTCAGGTTCGAATTGTTTGACGATCTCCGTGTGATGCAATACCAGTTCTCCATGCAACACTTCTGAAACATTCCTTTCGCCGTAGAAGTTCCAGAAACATATTTTATATCTGCGTACCCTCTAACACGCACAAAATAGTCATGGCTCGCAACACTCGTTGCTGTGAAAGTCCCGGCTGTTTGGGCGGCGTATATCAGTTTTTCCGTTGTGCTGGGTGTCCACGAATTGAAGTCCGTAGCCGACAGCTTGACCGATGTGGATGTGAGGGATGTCACATGAACCAAGTCTACGTTAGCAATAACGGTTGTAAATCCGTCCACGTTGTCACTACTTGCATTGTACGTTCCGTTCTCCGTGATTGTCTTAGATGACAGAGCGTAGTTTGTGCCGGTTATCGTTACAATATCGCCGCCATGACTATCCTGCGTTGTAACAACGGTCATTCCTGAATCGGTATGAGTGCCAGTTATCAGCGAACCGTTTACATACGCTGTTTTCCCTTGTGCGATGTCACTTGCGATTGCGGTTGCATCGGAGGTGTCGACAAATGAGTGCCAGTTGTTACCTTGATCGGGGACGGATATACTCGGCACGTTTGAAAAAAGCGCACCGGCTATCAGCACGTTTTGGGCCATGCTAAACCTCCTTTAGCTGATGCTCAATACTTTAGTTTCCGCATTTTGGGACACGGTAGCAGAAGTCAACGAACCCGCCACACCGAAGATACTCACGCCACTTTTTATGAATTGGCTCTGCAAATTGGCATCACCCTCAATGGTCTGCGCTCCGGTCAAATAGGTGCTTGCGGCGATGGTCTGATCGGAAGTGGACGGAGTGTAGGTGGTCGCACCCTTCGTGGTGACGGATGCTGTCAGAGAAACAGAGGCGTTCGCCGCCGTGCCGCTTGCCACATAACCCGCACTCACAACAGGCGTGATGGAAATCGTCTTGCTCAATGTGAGCGTGTTCGTGCCGGTGGAAACAGATGCGCTTGAACCGCTGACAGAGGCAGGGCCAGTTGCGGAACCGCTTGCGACAGCTTTCGTCTGCTGAGAAGCGTAATAACCGGCGGGAACGGTTACGGTGTCACCGCTTGCGGTGATGTCCGTGCCGCTTTTGGTCGCAATCGAACCGGTATATTTCACACCGTTCGCATACGCCGTATTCCCCGACAGCATCTTGCCACCGGAATCCAACGTAGCATCTGAGGTATCGTAGAAATCTGCCGTGCCAGAACCCACCTTGGGAATTGAGACTTGCGGCACGTTGCTATAAGTCACACCATTAATGATAACCGATTGCATATTCTTCTCCTTATGAAACAGTAATGATTGACCCATTCCAAGTGATAAGTCCGTAGTTGTTCGGGATGGGGTTGACGGTTACGTTGCCGGTCATCTTCATGCCAGCGGTGCTGAGGGTCTGTGTCTCGGCCGATGGCGTTACTGTGTACGCGCCCTCGTAGGGCTGAGGCGGAGGCAGCGGTGCGACATTCGTCGAGCTCTCCATGCCGGTGGCGATGCCGTTGACGGCCACCACCATCGGGACGAGGAACGTAGTCTCCGCGACCGCCATGTTCGCCTGGATGCTCATTTTATCCCATGACCTCGTTCTTAAGGTTCTCGGTGATGCGCATGGTGTGTACGTCCGATGCGCCCCGGGCCACGTTGCCCGCGCCGTCCGCCGGGTACGTCCAGTTGAGCTGGTACTTCGCCTCGCCGACCGCGAGCTTCATCGTGTCCGACTGCGACAGCCACACCTGCACGACGTTGTCGTCGATGGTGAGCTGTGCGTCGCTCTTCTCTATGACGACCCGGTTCCCCTGGGTCATCGTGAAACAGACGTGCGCTGTGTCATCGAAGTCCATCTCTGCGGGGAACGTCATCGTGATTGTAGGTGTGAGTGCTCTGACCATTGTGGTTGACCTCGCTTAGTTTAGTTGGCGCTCTCCCACGAAAGCGTCGGAGTACCGCTGGAAACGGTAACGGTCAGGACGTAGGTCCCGTCAGTCTCCGGGTACGCCGGGATAGCGTCGCTCGCCTTGATGGCGTCGTAAATGTCCTTGAGGTACTCCTCGATGCGCCACGCCGGAGTGGGCACCCCATTGTCTTCGCCGGAGCCGAGGGCCCCGCGGATGCCGTTAAGGTATTCGTAAATTCTCATATAGCGTTATCTCCTCGGTGATTTGTTTGTTACTCGCTGCCGAGCATGTTCTTCATCGCAAGGTCGTACAGAAGAGCCTGGATGGCCGCCACACGCTGTGCGTTCTGTGCGTTGCCCTGGATGAATCCGTCGATGGTCGGCTGGCCCACGCCCCGCGAGGCCCCGGGAACAGACTGCCCGCGCTGAACGGTCGCCCTGTTCCACGCGCCGACATTCGGGGTCTTCTGCTTGCCGTGCCCCAGCCCTTCAGTAGCACCGCTCATACCCGGGCTCATGTACCGCCCTGTCTCCTGCTTGTACATGGTGCCGCTCGTGTGTACGGGGAGCTTCTTCCCTGGATGAGGGGTCGCCGGGTCCTTCCAGTCAGAGGTTGGTTTGGGCTGCTCCAGCTCCTCCGAGCCCCTGTCCGAACGCTTACTGTTCTGTTTCTTGAAATCAATGATTGCCATAATCTTGTACCCCAAAGGAGGGAGCCCCGGAGGTAATCTGTCCCACCCCCAGGGCCCACACATGAAGAAGCGCAGTAAGTGCTGCTGCTCACTGCCTGAGTTAAAAGACCGTAGAGGAGTACCCCTACTTGGTTCCGTTCAAAGAGTGTAATTAGTATATATTATTATTATATATACTTACTTGAGCTTGAGATTTGTTCCCCGGTAGAGCGTAGTAGTATATCTATTTCCTACACCCCCTACATGGGAACCCACTGGGTTTTGGATTTAATATATAAATCCAAATTCAAATTAAGACCCCCCCTATAAGGTATTATATTATATAATAATAATATTATAATAATATAAAACAGAGGAGGAAAAGAATAATAATAAACTATTCGTTAAAGACGTATTTAACGAAGAGTTAATTATATATTCCTGCATAACCCTGGTATAATCCTATGAATACCAGTGAATAAACTGAATAATCACTACACAGAATAGGCATCACTGTCACCCTGTATAATCACATTCACTGTTGTACTGGTCTCAGGTGTAGTCTCTCCCATAGCTGTAAGAAGCATACCAGCTATACGAGAATCAGCATCACCAGACATAGAAGATTGTACAAGACTTCTCTTTATTTTCTCTCTTGCACGTGATAGCGTGTCCGAAATCTGTTTAGTTATTTCAGCATCCTGAGAGACTTTCTCATCCATCTCGATATAGGAGTAAAGAGTCTCTCTTGAACAATCAAGCCAAACAGTAAGACCAGCCATAGAAGGGAACTCCTGGCGAATCTTAATATCGCCATTCTTGAGCTCATATACTTTCTTTGAATCCTCGCAGTGTTTGAAGTAGGCATCTACTTTCTTCTGCAATTCTTCGGGATTGTTAAAGCAAGTCGGCTTTGTTCTCATTGGCTCTTGTGTCCTCCTCTCTTGCAAAAATCGGGAATAAAAAAACGGACCGATAAACGGCCCTGTTTGCATCTGGCCTTAGCTGCCTGTGTCCTTACAGCCTCCGGCCGATTATGACTATACCACGTCAAGAACGGTCTGTCAAATTGTCTTAGAAAAATTGTGTCTTATCTATGAATAATCATATTATAGCGCGCCGCGAGAAAGATTTCACCACGAATTTTTCCCTAACTTTGGGGCTTTTTTGCCACTTCGCCGCATCGCTGCAAAACTTTTTTCAAAAAAGGGGTTGACATCGGTGCCACCCATGTGCTATTCTGTCAGCGTCGGAAGGGCAAACGCCCCGAGGACAGAGGCGGAAGGGGCGAGAAAGGAGGCCACCCGATGCAACACGAAAGCAAAGCGGAAGGCGAAAAGGTGATTGTAAAAGTCAAGACCACTCACACCGAGGAAGTCACGATAACAGTTACCGAAGCAAATAAAAAAGCCGCTTGCAGATGTTGCACCAAATGCAAGCGGTAACGCTTCGGTAAGGAGCTGAGCTGGTGCCCCTTCCGCCTCCATGATACCAAGCAAAGGAGGGAAAGTCAAGTGCCAGATAGCGAAGCCAAGCGAGCATGGGACGCAGCGCATACCACCTATGTGAGCCTCAAGCTCAACAACAACACCGACGCCGATATACTCCGGCACCTGGACAAGCAGGCAAGCAAACAAGGCTACATCAAGGAGCTAATTCGAAAGGACATGGCAGCCCGCACCAAGTAAGCAAAACCCGGCAAGAGCTGGAACCTCTCACCGGGAAGACGCACGAACCAAGGAACCAACCAAGGACCCGGAACGGTGCTATTACATCATAGCAAATCCCAGCCGTTCCGTCAAGAAAGGAACGACCATGACTTACACCATCACCACCAACGCCCAGTTCAACAGCATCGAAGTCCTCTTTGATTCCAAGCCCAGCGACGCAATCCGCGAAGCCTTGAAGGCCCTGCGGTTCCGCTGGCACAGGCAGCGCGGCATCTGGTACGGCTACGCCACCGAGGGCGAAGCCCGCGACGCCATCGAGAACGCAGGCACCGAGCAGCAGGCACCGGCACCCAAGGCAGAGCGAGCCAAGGCCGCGAAGGTCAAGACCAACAAATTCGGCGTGAAGGTCGGCGACTTCTTCTCCGCTTCCTGGGGCTACGACCAGACCAATAACGACTTCTTCCAGGTCATCGAGCTCGTCGGCGAGACCTCCGTCCGCGTCCGTGAAGTTGACCCGCCAATCATCGAGCGGGAAGCCACCGGCCCGATGGCCGAGGACCGCGTGTTCTGCACCAAGAACACCGGCGAGTTGCTCCCCCCCTCCCGGTATTCCTGCTTCATCAAGGACCAGGAGAAGGGCGACCTGAAACGGCTCAAGTCCTACGCCGCAGACGGAAAGAGCTACCCGCAGTTCTACCTCGCCAGCTACACAGACGCCCATTATTGCGGCGGCGATACCTGCAAGGTATACGAGAGCTGGTACGCCTGACCACCAACGACCGGCCCGCCCGTGGGCCCACAATACGCGGGCAGAAAGGAAAACCCTATGGCACAAAGAACAATCAGAACGTCTCACAAGGCTATTTTTGAATACTGGAAAAACAAGTGGATTACAAAAGACGGGCAAGTCGTGGATGGAAGCGAGGCCAATTATCTCGCGGACATCCCCGTTGTTGAGGACTGGGGCGAGCCCGAGTGCTTCGCTTGTCGTTATTGTTTCTTCGATGCAGATGAATTACTTGAAAACCCAGAAGACGACCCGGCGAAAATGTGGACAGCGGCGAAGCTGCACGACGCGCAAAGGGCCCATATCATCCCCCACGCCCTCGGCGGTCCTGATGCTCCGCAAAACTATTTTCTTCTTTGCCCGACGTGTCACGTCGAAAGCCCCGATACAGTTTTCCCCTCCGAGTTTTTCCGCTGGGTATATCGGACCAGGAAAGAACCAAGCGCACAACTCGAAGCGTACAACGAGTGCGTGCGCAGAGACATACTCCCGCTGTTTTCCGCTGATGACCTTAAAGAGTTTGCCGGGTCACACGGCGCGGTTTATAGCCGGTCCTCTAAGGTCGCCGCGCTGGTTGGAGCGGCAGAAAAAAGATACCAAGAAAACCCAGAGCTGAAAGAAAAATGGGAGGCGATAAAGAACAAAATTTGTTGACACCCGTGTTGACACCAGTGTTGACACCGTCCCCCAAATGTCTATCTATACGGAATCAAAAAAAGACCCAGCTTATGGGTCTTTTTTGGTCGGGGCGACGGGATTTGAACCCACGACCTTTTGGTCCCGAACCAAACGCGAATCCCCAAACGGTGGGCTTTTTCCCTGGAATGTTGACACCAGGTTGACACCATAGACGATGGACCGAAGGTGCTCCACGTCGGAGCTTTGATAGTACATCGTCTGGGCCTTGTCGCTGTGACCCATCAGCGCCGCCTTGTCTTTGTCGCTGCCTGGCACGTCTTTGAGCAGGTTCGCGAACGTATGGCGGGCCGAGTACGGAACCCGACCTATGATACCGAGCCGGTCCATGAGCGGGGCGAAGCACCTGACCCGGAACGCTTCGTCGGTCATCGGTCTGCCATCCGGCCCAGGAAACAGCACGCCGCCAGCGCTCGCACGTTTCTCTATGATGGGCAGTATGCGCGGGTGTACTGGCATGGCTCTCCCCTTCCCTGCGTCTGTCTTGATTCCTGCGGTGAGCACGTTGCATGCCTTGTCGTAGCTATCAGCGGTGAGCGTGAGCAGCTCCGTCGGCCTATACCCCGTGTATATCATGACTAATACATAGTCAGCATACGGGACCCCATCGAGCTCCGCCCTGTCGATGAGCTCCACTTCCTCCGGCGTGAACGGTGGCCTTGTCCCCTTCTCTTCCCTGCCTGAAAACAAATGCGCGGAATAGTCCACGGACACGAGCCGTTCCCCAATGGCGTAAGCATAGAGCCGGTGACAAAGCAGCACCATGTTTTCCTTGGTCCTCTTCCCCCTGGGGCACGCGTCAAGGCAAGCCTGCATCTGGCCGGTGGTCACGTCCTTGAACCTGACCCCGTGAATGGGCCTGAAGTGATTGAACGCCGCCCTGGCGCTCTTCATCTCCCCGTCAGAGACGCGGCCCTCATAGAACGGGACCCACCTCTCATACAGCCCGGCAAACGTCGTAGAATCTGGCAGAGCTCCGCCGACTGAAAGAGCATCGAGCAGCGACGGTATGGCAAACAGAGCGTCCCGCTTTGTCTTGAACCCTCCCCGGGTTTTTGAGACAAGACCAGTCTGCCCCATCTTCCTGACCTTCGCCGTCCAGGTGCGTCCTCTCTTGTATACTGTTCCAAATCCATTCGGCCTATTCATGTTTCTGCTTCTGTCCCATATCTGGCCTTAAATAATGTTTTGTTATGTGCTATGCTTCATGCGTAGAGAGGAGGAAACACCGCATGAGGGACGCCATTATCGAGAGGATTCTTGCCCTATCCGACGAGCAGGTCAGGATTCTCGCATCTTTTCTACAACGTCAAGAAGAGACTCAAGCATATCAAGCTGGGTCGTGTTCATCCGAAGAACCCGGTCAATAATTCCTTGTTTCAATTCGTGCGCAGAAGGGGCCATTTCTACGTCAAGGCCCATCAGCCAGGGGATAGAAACATTTAGGGCCATAGCGAGCTTCTGCACGTTCTTCTGCCCTGCTTTATATGTTCCGTTGCGATAACAAGATATGGCTCCCTCCCCTATCCCGGTCCGCCTTGACAGCTCTGCCGGGGTGAGCTCCGCCTTTTCTATTGCTTCATTCAGCCTGTCACAAAACCTTTCCATGTTGCCACCTCCTGAGAATAGTATAAACCATGTTTACACTTTGTTCAAGAAAAACTTTAGAAACCTGTTGACTTTAGATTTCTAAAGGCGTACAATAGTAGGCGAAAGGAGGTGATTGCATGTACGATTACAGCAAGCTAAAGGGGAGAATCGCTGAGAAGGGTTACACCAAATGCGGCTTCGCAAAAGTCCTTAATATGCACCCAAATTCCCTCAGCTACCGGCTTGAAAACAAGCTGGAGTTTACGCAGGACGACATGGTGAAGATTTGCGACGCGCTGGGCATCAAGCACAAGGACATCCCCCAATATTTTTTTACCCTGCAACTTTAGATTTCTAAAGGCACGAACCAAGAACAACACAAGGAGGCAAGCAACAATGAACTATCCTATCTGGCTCGAAACATTCCTCGCAATCTGCATGGGCCTCGCCCTCGCCGGTCTCGGAGCGTTCGTGCTCTACACGTTCGCCATGAAGCTCATCCGTGCGGCGCTCAGGTTGGAGGACAAGCGGACTGAGAAAGAGACCGAGGCGCTGGACGCATGGAGGGAGAAATACGAAGAGGAGCGAGCTGACCACGTGCTCGACGTGGCAGAGCTGACAAACAGAATCCTCACCCTTGAACGCGAGGCGAAAATCAAGAACGCGCTGCTGGCAAAGGTCAAACTTTCGGAGGTGAAAGGCGATGTATAAATGCGAGGACTGCGGGGCCGTCTTTGAGGAGCCCTACGAGTACCGGGAGCCGGACGTGAACTTCTTCGCCGACTGGTGCCCCTACTGCCAGTCGGACGCCATCTTTGAGGTCAAGGAGTGCGCGTTGTGCGGAGAGCTCACAGCCGTGTACGACCTGACGATTGACGGCTACTGCCCCGAGTGCGTCACGAAGACGGCGCGAAAGCTCAACGAGTTCCTGGGCAAGTGCGAGCCCGAAGAAGTCCGAATCTTCAAAGAAGAGTTCGGAATCGAACCAATCAGCTACTAAACAAGGAGGCAAACAATGGCACGTTTAATCGCAATTATGGGAGAGAGCGGCAGCGGGAAGACCACCGCCATGAGGACCCTTCCACCGGAGCAAACCTACTACATCGACGCGGACCTCAAGGGCCTTAGCTGGCGCGGCTGGCGTAAGGACTACAACACCGAGCGGAAGAACTACGCCGCCATCAACGACCCCATCCGAGTGCAGGTGCTCATGCACAAACTGAGCGACGAGCGCCCCAACATCAAGTACATCGTGGTGGACACCCTCAACGGAATCATGGTGGCCGACGAGATGCGGAGAATGGCCGAGAAAGGATACGACAAGTGGGCCGACCTCGCCGCCTGCGTCTGGACCATCATCGACGACGCGCTGACCATGAGGGACGACCTGACCATCATCTTCCTGTGCCACTCGCAGACGGACCGTGACGACAACGGCTATATGTTCACCCGCATCAAGACCAGCGGCAGGAAGCTCGACAAGATAGTCCTTGAGAGCAAGTTCACGACGGTTTTGCTTGCCAAAGTGGTGGACGGAAAGCACGTCTTTGAGGTCCACGCCGACCACTCCACCGCAAAGACCCCGCTGGGTGCGTTCGAGCCCAACGAGAAAGAAACCCCGAACGACATCATGGAAATCATCAAGAGACTGGAGGACTTCTAACCAATGCAGAAACCGAAATCATTTGACAGCGTCGCCGCGTCCCTCAACTTTGAGCCCCTGACCCTTGGCGGACACGTGTGCATCATTAAAGGGTGCGAAGAAGCCAAGAGCAAGGCCGGTAAGGACATGCTCAAGGTGGCCCTGGACATGGACGCCAGCGACCCGCAGGCCGGGTACTACGCGGACAAGTTCGCAAACGACGACCGTCCCAACAAGAAGTGGCCCTGCATCAGCTACGTGGTCACGGAAGACAAGGACGGCAACGCCAGCCGGAACCTGGCCCAGTTTGTCACGAGCGTGGAGGAATCCAACCCCGGCTTCACGTTCCCCTGGGACAAGGTGGAGCTGCTCAAGGGCAAGAAGGTGGGCGGCGTCTTCGGCCTTGAGGAGTACAAGAACGACAAGGGCGAGGTGAAGAAAGCGACCAAGCTCTTCTGGTTCAGGTCCATCGACAAGGTCAAGGACGCGCCGGTCCCCAAGCTCAAGGAGCTCAAGGCGGCCACGAGCCCCGCGAAGCCGTCACAGTGGGCCGACATCAGTGCTGACGACATTCCGTTCTGAGGAGGCGGAGCATGGCCGAGAAGCGTATGTTGACCCGCAAGGTCACGGACGACGACCTGTTCATAGGGTTGAGCGCCTCAGCTCAGGCGCTCTACCTTCACCTGAGCATGGCTGCAGATGACGATGGGTTCTGCAAGCAAGTGTCGACCTGCATGTTCAGAGCCCACGCAAGCATCAGCGACCTCGAAGCGTTGCTATCAAACCGATACATCTATCAGTTCGAGAACGGCGTCATCGTGATTCGCCATTGGAGAATGGCAAACGCGCTCAGGAAAGACAGATACACGCCCACGATTTTCCAGGCAGAGCTCGCAAAATTAGAGCTCGACGACGTAGGCGCTTATGAGCTGGTTGCCAATCGGTTGCCAGATGGTTGCCAGATGGTTGCCAACTGTCTGCCACAGATAAGATTAGATAAGAATAGATTAGATAAGAGTAGAGAAGAAGAGAATAAAGATACTCTCACCCTAAAGGGTTCGAGTATATGCGCAGCAGATTTCGAGCGGTTCTGGAGTGCTTATCCCAAGAAGCGCAACAAAGAGACGGCACGCAAGGCTTTCAAAAAGCTCAAAGGCGTGAGCATCGAAACGCTGCTTGAAGCAATCGAAAAGCAGAAGCGCTCTCAGGACTGGCTGAAAGACGGCGGTCAGTACATCCCCTACCCCGCCACCTGGCTCAACGCTGGCGGCTGGGAGAACGAAGAGACAGAGACGAACGTACCGGCGGGCCTCGAAAGATACTCCGGCCTCGCACGACTGATGGAGGAAATGAAAGATGACTAAACAGGAAATCGTCAAGCTGTTCATGGCAATCTCGGCAGCGTACCCACGCGACGAGAAGTTTGCCAAGGCCGACCCGCTGATGGTTGGCATGTGGTTCAAGGGCCTCGAAGATATACCCTACGAGGACGCGGAAAAGGCCGTCATCGCGGCCATGTCAACGAGCGAGTTCCCGCCGGGCATCGCCAGCATCAGGGACTACGCCACGCGCATGAACGCCCCACGACGCCTCACCGCCGAGGAAGCGTGGGGGCAGGCGTCCGAGGTCATTCGGACTTACGGTACGCGGACCGTCCTCAAGGAGGGAGCCGAGGAGAAGCCGCCGGAGTACGGGGACGTTGTGGTGGAGACGCATGTGTACAGATGTGTGTCGCCCCAGGGCGTCACCCGCCAGTACGAGGCAGAGCGACACTGTGACCCGGAGGTCTGGAAACTCCTCAAGAACATGGGCTACAAGCAGGTCGTTGAGAGCGACAACCCTGACGTGGTGCGCGGCCAGTTCATGCGGGCATGGAACGGCCACAACGAGGAGGAGAAGGAGCGCAGGGTGATGGGCAACATCATCCCCGAGCTGTTCCAGACCATCGCAGGCACGGCCCTGGGGCAGGCGTGGTTCAGTGACATGCTCCCCGGCGGAGGTGAGGACTAATGGGCGTGCAGAAAGGTCAACGGCTCTTCCGCAAGGCATCGACCAAGCACCGGGCCAAGAGCTCCTGCCTGTACTATGCGTCGAGCGCCTACATCAACAACGAGACCGGGATGAGGTGCTCGCTGACCACGTACCCCGAGTGCCACCCGGACACGTGCCCGTGGTATCGCTCGCAGGAGATGGCATACCAGAGCTACGAGAGAGCCAGGGAAATCTGGAAGAAGAACCACGGCAAGGACAACTACTACGAGCTGGGCTACGGCCCCAAGCGGCGGCAGTTACCAAAGAACGAAGAGGAGGACTGACACATGAGAGGAACGATTGAGAACTATATCCCTGTTGGACGCGAGAACAAAATCTCCCGCGAGAGCCTGAGGGCCTGCACCGGCCTGCCTGACAGGTCCGTGCGGAGGCTCATCAGCGATGCGAGGGAGCATGGAATCCCCATCGTGGGCGACCCGACCGGCGGCTATTACATGGCCGAGACCGAGGCAGACATCCGCCTGCTCCTCAGCGAACTGAACAGCCGCATCGGAAAGCTGGCAAGGTGTTACACGGAGGTGCGGAAACATGCCGCCGACCGTATTGCTTGAGGACACCAGGAACCCCGCGCAGAAGCACCGCAACGTGCACGAGTGGGCGCAGGAGAACGGCGTCACAATCATCAGGACGAAGCTGTTGGTGGGGGACTACACCCTGCCCACTGACCAGAGCACCTGCATCGACACTAAGTACGGACTCGCTGAGGTCTACTCAAACCTCGTGCAGGAGCATGAACGGTTCCGGCGCGAGCTGGAGCTGGCCATGCAGGCGGGCGTGAAGCTCATCGTGCTGGTGGAGGAGGCCGACGTCAAGGAACTCGCCGACGTGGCTCACTGGAAGAACCCACGGAGGGAGCGCTGGTTCAGAATCCACGCCGCGCACAAAGCGGGCAAGCTCCTCAAGGTGCCCATCAGCAAGGTGCCCCCGCTGGCGTCAGACCGGCTCCTCAAGATGATGGAAACGATGGCAGAGCGCTACGGAGTCTCATGGAAATTCTGCGGCAAAGACGCCACTGGCGCTGCCATCTGGGAGCTCTTGAATCAGAATGGTGATTAATCGTGAATAAACGGGCCTATTTTAGGAGGTAAGCCTTTATGTGTAATACGGGATGGAAAAAGGTGCTTGACCGTTGTGGGCGCTCTCAGAGGTCCACAGCGCAAGCCCTTAATGTGAACCAGGCAGAGCTCTCGCTGGTGATGCAGGGCAGAGCGTTCCTCACGCCGGAGAAATTCGACCGTGCGTGCGAGCTGCTGGGCTGTCGGCCCACGGAGGTGTACAGCGACGAGGTGCTCGCCTTCATGTACGGAAGAACCAAAGAGCAGGCGCGCAAGCGTGGCCTACGCGTGGAGCTTGAACCGAAGCAGCAGGAGTTCATCGAAACGATGGCCGAGCGCGAGGGCACGAGCAAGTCGCGGATGGTGAACGCCGTACTTGAATACGTGATGAACAGGAGGGACTTGTGGCCATGACTGTTATCGAACGAGCGGAGCAGAGGCTCCAAGAAGAAATCCGGCAGAACGACCTGGGTGCTGACAACGGGCACCTGCTGGCGTACTGGGCGGCGTACCTGGACGGAGCCAGGGCGCAGAGGAAGGAGAACGCACAGCCGCATTGGGTGAGCGTGGAGGATGAACTGCCGCCACCGAACAAAACCGTATTGGTATGCAAGATATGGGGTGATGTGAACGGGGAGCCGCACAAGGTCATTACTATGGACAGCTTCACGATTTCTCCGAGTGATTCCGTGATAGCTTGGATGCCCCTACCGGAGCCGCCGCAGGAGGTGCAGGAATGACCATCAAGATTACATACAATAGCGGAGATTCGTACATAACAACCATTCCGAATGAATCCTATGCGGATAGCATCGCTTGTATTCTTGACAGCATCCATACGGATTGTGAACGGGAGGTGCAGGAATGAGCGAACTGAAACCTTGCCCGTTTTGTGGGAACAACGACCATTTGAAATTCTCGTTCAGTTTCAAAAAGGACAGGAAAGTGCGGCTTGGCATACACTTTGACCTTTGCGAATTGAAATGCCACGGATGCTCTGCAAGGATGGTTCAAGCGGGGCCGGGCAGAGAAAAGGCTCAAGAAAACGCAATCTCGATGTGGAACAGGAGGGCGAACGATGAGGCTGATTGATGCGGATGCGCTGATGCCTAATGCAGAGTACAAGGGCAAGAACGATTTCGTCAGCGCACGGGATATAGCTAATGCTCACACCATCGATGCCGTGCCTGTGGTGCGGTGCAAGGATTGCATCAACGGAAAGCCTTTGGACAATGGCGATGTCATCAAGTGCATGATGATAGGACACAACAACCCCCCGCATAGCTACTGTTGGTGGGGAGAACGGAGGGAAGGATGAACTACTACGACACAGACAGAGACCTGCTCATCGAAGACATGCAGGGGCTCGAAACGATACTGCTCGCCTTGCAGGGGGTTGGCCCTGAGCTCACCGACAAGGCGGTCATCACCGCGCTCGCCCGGGCGACGTACCACGTGCTCGCCTATGCTGTGCGCATCATAGACAGACAGAAGAGAAGGGAGAAGAGTGAACATGGAAGGGATGACGTTTGATACGGTAACGGCGCTGCTTGCCTGCGCCGGAGAAGCTACGCTGTGGTACGCCCTCATGCAGGTAGGGCTACTCGAAAAGGTGCAGGACGAGCTGGGGTTCCCCGTGCCGTCGATTCGCCCGGACCCCATGCACGTGGCCGTAGTGAGCCTCGGGGAGTTCCCGCAACGTCTCATCTACGACGACCTGTTCGGGTGGCTGTGGTACAATTCCGAGGGCCCCGAAGATGACCCAGCATGACCGGCGAAGGGCCGCCATGAGCAACGCCTTTAAGTACCAGGAGTACAAAGCGGCGGTCAACGAGTACATCGACTGGGCGATGCGGCAGACGTCGAAGAGCCAGCTCGGAGGCACAGCCGTGACCTCCGGGCACCGCTCGGACCCGACCGCTCGTGCGGCCATCAAGCTCATCGACATGCCAGAGCATATACGGACCAAAGCCCTGTGGGTCCGCGCTGTGAACGACGCTTGGAGGGAGTGCCGGGAGGACGACAAACAGCTCGCGTATTTGTTTGAGCATAACTTCCGCCTCACCGGCGACATCCTCGGCCCTGAGCACAATGCGGCCGTGCGTGAGCGCATCATAGAGGCGCTGAACATATCAAGGCCGACATTCTATAACTGGCTCGAGTGCGTGGCCGACATCCTTGTGTACCACGCCACGAAACGAAAACTACTCTGAAAGGCAAACAAAAAGCCGGGGGATTGCTCCCCCGGTTCTTTTTAGTTTTGGCCTGTTATTTGTCGTATGCGCCCAGCTTCTCTTTCCAGACGTTGTTCACCGCCTTGTATGCGTTGTCCAGCGCTTTCTTGAGCAGGTCCGCTTTCTGCTCGTCGGTGGCGTTCTTGTAAGAGGCGCTCGCCATGACGTCCTTGAGCGCTGCGTATGCTGCCTGCCCGCGCTCCTGGCTGTACGCCGTGTACTGGCTCGCGTTCATCTTGTACGTCTCGCCCTTGACCTTGAAGTACTTGGCTCCGTCGCTCGGCAGGAAGTCGGCGTTGCCGGTAGACTCCACGACCCTGATGAGCTCGTTGTCCACGGCGTCGCGGTTCGTGACCTTGATGTTGGTGGGCAAGATGAACTTGTTTGCGAAGTCAAGCGCCCAGTCGCCGAAGCTGTCCTTTGTGTTGGTCTGGCCCCACACGTTGACGTCGGGCTGGAGAGTGGCCTCCGCGCCGGGGACCTTCTTGACGAGGCTCCGCCAGTAGTAGTCCATGTTCCCACCGACGGGGCTCGTCGCGCTGCTCTTCGTCGTCCGCTGAGTCGGGTCGATGAACTGTGCCACCTTGCCGCCCAGCGTCGGGAGGTATTGACTGCCATAGTTCTGCGCCGCCGTCATGATGGTCGAGCCCAGCGCTCCGCCGATGCCCTCGTTGTTGTAGTTCTTGAGGGCGCTGTTCAGCGAGCTCATGAAGCTCATCTCCATGAACGGGTTGAGCGTCCCCGCCAGCACGTCGGTGATGGTGCTCAGGTCCACGCCCTCGTCCTCGCCGTTCCGGCTCAACATCTCCTGCAGGGCCACGCCCATGAACAGGGGGATGGTCGCCGGTGCGATGGCGCTCATGTTGATAGATACGTTCCCGAACTTGAACGCGTAGGTCTGGTCGCCGGTGTCCTCAAGGTACGTTTCCAGCTTCTTCTTGTCCTCGCCGCCGCCACGGAGGATGCCCGCCTTGGCAAGCACCACGCCGAGCGCCATGAGCGCTGTGCCGGTGAGACCGCTGGACAGATGGTCGATGGCCGTAGCCGCGCTCATCTTACCCTGCTTCACTTTCGTCAAGAGCTCCGTCGTGCCGATGACGATACCGGCGGGGCTGTACATGGCGCCTTGCTTGGCGATGTTGATGGGCGTTTTCTTGAAAGGCATCACGCCCTCGACTATGAACTTCGACGCGGTGTTCATCTTCGAGATTTTGTTGAGCTCTGTGGCGAGCTGGCTCGGCCCTCTGAACGTGTTGGTCCACGCCTGGTTCGTCGCCCACTCTATTGCCTTGTTCATCTGCTCGTTCGTTATCTCGGTGAAGCTGCCGTCTTTGCTGACCTTGCCGACCTTTCCCTCGTTGTTCAGCGAGTAGCCCTGAGCCTTCATGTACTCCATGAGGGACCGCTTGTAGTTCTTCTCAAGGCCCCATGCGTCCTCGACTTCGAGCATGCCCATCGCGCCGTTGTTCCTGATGTTCTGCAACAGGCCGACGAGACCCTTGCGCTCGCTCATCGTGCCGGGGTCTTTCCCTCGCGCTATGGCGTCGAGCACCTTATTGTCGAAGCTGCGCTTGCTCTGCTGGACAAGGGACTGGAAGCCGAGCTTGCCGCCGCCTTGCAGGTTGCGCTTCTGCTCGTCGTAGGATTCCTGTGCGAACTTGTCCCAGTATGCCTTATCAGCTCTCGAGAGGTATGCGTAGGCCCTGTCGCCTTCATCGGTGATGCCTGCGCTTTCAAAGATGCGCTGGATGCCGGAGGCCACAACGTCCTTGATGCCGCCCATACCGTACATGAGGTTGTTGCCGGTCACGTTGCGGATGTGCGTCACGGGGTTGCCCAGCATGGACAGATACCGCCAGTTGGACAGCTTCTCGTCACGCTTCAAGGGGAGCTGCGGACCGATTTCGTCAGCGACGATTCTCTCAGCCGCGTCAACCTCGGCCTGCGTCTTCGCCTCCCGAACCTTCTGCATGGCTTCTTCGCTCACGGTTATCGGGTCCATCTGCCCGGACGCGATTTCATCAGCATACGTGGAGTTCAAGCTGTTCACCAGCTTCTCAACATACCACGCGGAGCCGACGCCCTTGAG